GATGCCATACAGATTCGTACCTTGTATGGTTTCAGGACTTGCTTTTTATTTAAGTCAAAAAGTAAATCCACAATTAACACAAACAATGAAGTTATTATACGAAGATGAATTAGCAAGAGCTTTAGCTGAAGATGGCTCTGCTGCTAGTACATACATAACTCCTAAAAACTATTATCCAAACATATGACAATAAAAACTTTAGGAATGGGAGCAATTAGGTCAAACGTTTTTAGCAAAATTGCTAAATCAAAAAAGAAAACTCCTGGTGAAGAACATTTTGATACTGTGTATAAATTAGATAAAACAGGTAAAAAAGATAAAATGATAAAAGCACTTAATAAAAAAATAAGATCAAATATAAAACAACAAGCAGGACCTAAAGACATAGAAGAATACAATAGAATAATGACTAAAGGTTCTAAATATTCTCCAAAATTTTTTAAGGATAAATAATGGCAATAGCAAGAGGAAAATACGCAAAAGCAATATCTGACAGATCAGGAATGGAATTTCCGTATAGTGAGATGGTCAAAGAATGGAATGGTATGTTAGTTCATAAATCAGAGTTTGAACCTAAACATCCACAGATACAACCAAAACCACATGGCGGTGATGCACAAGCATTATTAAACGCAAGACCTGCTAGAGAAGAAAATGATGTTGCACAGCTATTACCAGAAAACCCATTTACTACTTATGCAGCAAGCTCTGGTGTAATAAACGTTCACGCGCCAGGACACGGATTAACAAATGGAACAACATACAGATTTAGAGGTGCACCTAAACTTGCAGGAACTTATGCAAACCCCGCATCTTTTGATGGTATAGCAGGGTCAAACATTGCAAAAGCTGCAGGTTATGCTATTACTACAGGTAAGTTTGTTAGTGGTTCAAGAGTCACGACAAATACATCAGATAATTTCTACTTTACTGTTCAAACAAATACAGCAACAGCAGGTGGAGTGAAAGGAGGAGGGTTTCCAGTCTCAATTGGACCAGTAACCCTTAGTGCATAATGGCAGGATTAAGTGCATCAGGATTAAAAACACAAATAAGAAGCTACACAGAAGTTAGCTCTACTGTGCTATCTGATACTGTATTAGAAAACATAATATTAAATGCACAATATAGAATTTTTAGAGATCTACCTATTGATGCAGATAGAAAAACATCTACAGGTAATTTTACGTCTGGAACAGGCACTGTAACTGTGCCAGCAGGAGCCGTGTTTATTAGAGGAGTCCAAGTTTATACTGCAACTGGATCTACTTACACTGGTGCCAATACTTATTTAGAAAAAAAAGATATTACATTTTTAGAAGAATATATTTCAGCAACTACGTCTACTGGAACACCAAAATATTATGCTATGCTAGATACAGGAGCAACTGGAGAGAGTTCATCAAACTCTGGATCTATAATTGTATCACCAACACCAAGTGGAACATTTGCATACAAAATTCATTACAATGCAATACCAGCTTTATTGGAAAATAATGATACTAATTATATTAGTTTAAATTTTCCAAATGGTCTGCTATATTGTTGTTTAGCTGAAACTTATGCTTTTTTAAAAGGACCAGCTGATATGTTACAACTTTACGAAGGAAAATATAAAGAAGCAGTGCAGACTTTTGCTGCTGAACAAATTGGTAGAAGAAGAAGGGATGATTATACTGATGGTACAGTTAGAATACCTGTACAGTCAGCACCACAATAGGATTAAATTATGGCATCAAGTTATACAGATCTCGGTATAGAAAAAATGGCAACTGGCGAAAACGCCGGTACATGGGGAACAAAAACTAATACCAACTTAGACATTATAGAAAAATCAATCGCTGGTTATGTAGAGCAAGCAGTAACTAGTGGTGGAACAACAACATTAAGTATTACAGATGGTGATGCAACAGAATCAACATCAGTTGCAAGACACGCTGTTATAAAATTAACAGGTACAATAACAGGTAATTCTATTGTAACTGTACCAGATTCAGTAGAAAAAGTTTACATTGTAACAAACGGCACATCAGGTGCATACACTGTACAATTTAAAACAGCATCAGGCACTGGTATTACTTTTGGTGTGTCAGAAAAAACTACAAGATTAGTTTATTCAGATGGAACAAATCTTGTTGATGCAGGATTTGGTGGATCACTTGACATAGAGGGTCGAGAATTAGTTTTAGATGCTGATGGTGATACAACTCTTACAGCGGATACAGATGACCAAATAGATATTAAAATTGCAGGAGCAGATGATTTTCAATTTACAGCAAATACTTTTACAGCTCAATCTGGTAGCACTATTGCTGCACAAGCATTAACTGCTACGACAGTAACAGCTAGTGGTATTGTAAAAACAGATGATACTACTGAGGCAACTTCTACAACAGATGGATCATTACAAACTGATGGTGGATTATCTGTAGCAAAAGACGCTGTGATTGGTGATGACCTTAAATTATTAAGTGACTCTGCTGTATTAAGTTTTGGTGCAGATTCAGACGTATCACTTACTCATGTTGCAGATACAGCGTTATTATTAAATGCTGCAATGAGATTACAATTTAGAGATTCTGGATTGTATGTAGGTTCAAACGCAGACGGTGATTTAGATATTGTTTCAGATGGTACAGCAGTAGACTCTATTAATTTAGAATCTGCTGGTGGTATTACACTTGATGCAGGTACAGCTGGAAGTGGTATTGTTTATGAAGATGATGGCACTGAAATGGCTCGTATTCATAATTCATCAAGCAATGTTATATTAGAGACAAAAGTTTCTGATGCAGATTTTTCAATTAAAGGTAATGATGGTGGTTCAACTATCACTGCTTTAACTTTTGATATGTCTGATGCTGGTAAAGCTACATTTAGTGGTAATGTAATTGTATCTGGAGATCTTACAGTATCTGGTGATGATATTACTATGGGTACAAATACTGCAGGTAATTTATTAGTTGCAGATGGTACAAATTTTAATTCTATTGCAGTAGGTTCATTATCAGAAATATCTACAGTAGCTAGTGATGATGTGTTATTAGCAGTAGATACTTCAGGTGGGGGTCTTAAAAAAATAGAAAGATCAACTCTTGTAGCAGGACTTGCTACATCAGGTGCAATATCAAATGTAGTAGAAGATACTACTCCACAATTAGGTGGTGATTTAGATACTAACTCTGCAAACATTTTAATTGATGATGCACATTTTATAGCTGATGAAAATGGTAATGAACAAATAATATTTCAAACAACTGGTTCAGCAGTTAACCAATTTAATGTAACAAACGCTGCAACGGGTAATCCGCCAAAACTATCAGCTACAGGTGGTGATTCAAACATAGATTTAGATTTAGAAGCAAAAGGAACAGGACATGTAACTGTTAGAGGTAATGATAATCCAGGTGCTATACAATTTAATTGTGAATCTAATTCACATGGTCAGATATTAAAATCTCAACCACACTCAGCAGCTGTTACAAATGTTATGTTATTACCAGATGGTGCTGATTCTACTTTAGTATCACTTGTTGCAACACAAACATTAACAAACAAAACATTAACTACACCTGTAATTGCAGAGATAGATTCAGGATCAACAATTACACTTGATGCAACAACAGACATTATTCTTGATGCAGACGGTGATAATATTACTATGAAAGCAGCAGGCACAACTGTTCTTGATTTTGTATTAAATGGATCAACAGATGTTACTTTAGATGCACCAGGTGATATTAAATTTGATGCAGATGGTGGTGATTTTAATTTTTTAGATGGTGGAACAGAAATTTTAAGAATATCTAATTCATCAAGTGATGTAATTATTAAACCAATTGTTGATGCAAAAGATTTAATATTTCAACAAAGAGATGGAACAGAAGTTGCTAGAATTGAAGATAATGGTACATTTAATATCGTAACAGATAAATTAGCTATTAATGGTACGGCAGTTACATCTACAGCAGCAGAATTAAACATATTAGATGGTGTAACTTCAACAGCAACAGAATTAAATATTATGGATGGTGATACCTCAGCAACTTCTACAACTTTAGCAGATGCTGATAGACTTGTAACAAATGACGCTGGCACCATGAAACAAGTGGCGTTGACAGATGTTAAAACATACTTAACAAGTGCAGGATTTAGTGCGGATGACCCTACGGCTCTTGCAATTGCGTTAGGATAAGGTATAAGAAAAAAGGAGATAAAATATGGCTAACACGTTCAAAGTAGTAACTTTTGCAGCAGAACCCGCTAGCGCTGGTACACCATACAAAATGTATACTGTGGCTGGTTCAACGACTACAGTTGTACTGGGTTTGATACTTACTAACATACATTCATCTGCAGTTACTGCAGAAGTAGAATTAGTTAGTGATACAGGCAGTAGAGGTGGAGCTAATAATGTTACTAATGGTACATCATTTTTAGCAAAAGATGTAAGCATTCCTGCGGGAAGTTCATTAGAACTTTTGTCGGGAGGCAAAGTTGTTTTAGAGGCCACTGACGAAATAAAAATAGATTGTTCAGTTGCAGATAAACTTTCAG